GCATGTGTTGTCTCGGCGTGAGGCTTCACCGGCAGTCATGATGGCTCGCATCGATGGCATTACCTCAAGGTTGAGGATTGCATCGCGCAGCTCCGACAGATCCTTAGAGGTTACACCGGCAACAGGGCGGCAGATGTTCTCGATGAAACGCTCAACAGTCTCACCCCAGTTCTCTCGGCGACCCTCTTCTGGCATCCAACGTGCATACCGTGAGTAGGCTATAAAGTTTTGGTAATCGGTGGGCAGCTCTCGGATAGCATTATTCATTCTGTTATGTCCTTGCCTTGCAATTGGTTTATTCGCATCTCGATGTAGCGAGCTGCTTTGTTTAAGTCGGCAATCTCTGCCTCTCTCGTCGTCTTGTAGCTGCCTTGCTTGTAGCCAGCTCTCATGACGTACTTGATGATGTTGCCTCTCCAGAACTCCAGGCCGTTTTGCATAATCATCTCGACCGGCTCGATAGCCCACCTTGCGTAGTGAGTAGGCTCATTGATTTCGTCTGGCTTATGCTTTGACTGTTTAGTCATGCGCTTCATCGTGGCTTCGTAGCTTTCACGGCGGCTAACTTGCTTGGCTGTCATGTTCAGGCTCCCATAGTTTTAATGTGCCTTCGGCAGCGTCCCATTCAGACCAACGCAAGATCCGTGCTAACCGCGCCTGGCTCTTGGCATCCGTCTCCGTCATTCCTGCTTTCTGGTAGGCGTGGATAACGATGCCCCAGTCTGGGCGTGTTCCGAGGATGGTCTCAGCCTTCTTAGGGCCTACACCTGGGATGCCTTTGTAACCGTCCGTAGCGTCACCGGTCAGAACCTGGGTGTAGAAGTTACGCTGAGCATCGTCGAAAGAGATTGTCAGCATCTCGTCAGCCATCGGTCGATACAAGCGACCTGGGATTGTCTTCATGTCTTTGTCGTCAGACACGATGATTGTGTTAGCTCCAGGGCTGGTAGCCATAATTCCCATACAGTCATCAGCCTCAAGCTTAGGCTTCCAGTAATGCTTGTAAGCAGACTTAGCCCAGTCGATTAAAGCCTTGTGACCCACTGGCTTGCGGGTCTTCTTGCGGTTGCTTTTGTATGACGGGTCAACATCTCGTCGGAAGTTTTCACGGTCGCTGAAACACAGGATCTGTTCCTTTGTTTCTAGGCGGTTGTGAATTTGGCTAAGCTTGTCTGTAAAGATCTGCTTGGCTTCGGTTAGGTCAGTAGCCAGTGACCAAACATCATCACCCCAATCAATCTCATCCTCAGCCGCCGCAGCGGCCTGGTATAAGAATAAATCAGCATCAATCAGTAGGGTCAGCTTCTGGGGTCGGGAAATCGATTCCGAGCTCATTACTCATCCTTTCTAATGTGAACTGCAGCTCCTGCATGAACGCCATGCCCATCTCGGTGATGAGCCATTCGTTGCCCCAGGTGTCTTCTGCAATCTTTGTGGTAATCAGGTCTTCGCTGGCACACATCGCAACGTAGTTGGCGTGAGCTCTGGCAAAGTCTGATTTCGTGGTGTAGGGAGAACGCCAAGTGTTATGGAGAACCGTGTAGACCGAGGCCATCATTGGAAGCTGTAGAAACAGCTCCTCATCAGTGGCTATCAGCCCAGGTTGTTCCCCAGCTGTACTCTGCGTCGATTGGGATTGATAAGTTGAACGCTCTTCCAGCTTCTTGCGCCATTCGTCCAGCGATAGTACCGACATGATCTTCAATTCCTCGTAAACAAGCGATCTGGATCTCGTCGTGTACCCAAGCTACCGTATAAGTCCTGTCATCCAGTCCTTCGTCCCTCAACGCAGTATCAATCAAGCAAATCCATTTCTTTGAGATGCACCCTGCCGCAGACTGCAGCAGAGTATTAAGTGCACTGTGAGCCGATCGGATTGGAACCCGACGACCATCAAGGCTTCGTAAGTAACCTCGATCAGCGGCTGTTTGTATGCCACGCTTCAATGAGACAAAGGCTGGCATTCCTGCAAAGAAACGATCCTGCAGTTGTTTGCCTTCTTTGAAACCAGCTCCAAGGATTTCTCCAAGGCGAGCCGGTCCAGCTCCATAGCAAAGCGCATAAATCATGGTCTTTGCTTGATCTCTTGTTTCGAGACCTGCAGCTTTCTGGTTGAACGTGTGGATGTCGCCTTCAAGTATCTGCTTTGCATAAGCTCCACCATCATTGAGGTAGTGAGCGAGCATCCGCAGCTCGATGCCGGACAAATCCGATCCCACGAGGCTATAGCCTGGGGGAACAGTGAACAGCTCTCGACATGTTTTGCCGAAAGGCTGAGTAGCCCGTGGCACCTGTCCCAGGTTTGGGAACCGGTGCGCGGCGCGTCCCGACACAGTGCCACTAGGCACAATCTGGTGTCGTAAGCGTCCATCAGTGTTGACGAGTTTCATCCAGGCATTGCGCCCTTCTGCGAGCTGGCCCAGGCGTTTCTGTAGTAGAAACATCCGCGACAGCTTCTGTGCTTCTGGGTAGTTAAGACCGCCTAAGACATTCTCATCGATCTGAGCGTGTCCACTGCCAGTGAGAAGCTTTGGCTTCCAATCGTACTTGTGCTTAAGGCACCTTTCGATGTGGCGGCGGCTGTTGTAGTTAAACTCAACGACTGTGACCTTCTCTGTAGGGACACCCTTCTCGTATCCGTACCGGCTGTTGTTCGCCTTCGGGATAAACGGAGTGCGTATCTCCCATGGCTCAAACAAGTCGTGTAGCTCAGCTTCAATCGTTGAACGCTCGGCGGCTAACGTGGCGTAAAGCTCAGCAGCCTTGTCCCGATCAAACTCCCAACCATTGTTGCCTATTCTAAAGCACAGCTCAGCAGCTTGGTGCTCCAGGTCGATGCTTTCCTGCGACCAGTTATCGGTGTCTAGGTGCTCGAGTAGGCGATGGTTCAAGGCGACATCTTGGCGGCAGTACTTCTGCATATCCGGTGACCAGGCTTTCCAATCACCGCCATCGAAGCTGTCTTTGTGGTCGCCAAGGCGGATGCCCCAGGCTTTTAAAGAATGGGAACCATAGAGACGTTTAGGCATTTCATCCTGTTCTCTCCAGGTACGCTCCCAGTCTTCGTTCTTTAGATCTCCGTGAAGCATGTGCGATAACACTAGTGTGTCGGTCACCTTTGCCTTGGGGTTAAAGTCTCGGTAAACCTTCTTGATCGCAGGTATATCAAAACCGATTATGTTGTGACCAATGATCTCGTCAGCAGCCTCGAGCTCAGCAATGCCACGCTCGATCTCTTTAGGGCCATAGCCCCACTGCTCGCCGGTGTCGGCATTTAGTAACTCTATGCAGTGAAGTTTGGTTAGCTGAGGTAGTAGACCATCAGTCTCAACATCAAAGACTAAACGCAGCACGAGCCGCACCTGTCTCTGACAATAGCGTGATCAGTAGCAGCATGACCGCAATCGCGTTCAGCACTAAAAGTGAACGGTCGTGCCAAAGCCAGCCGACGACAAACCACGCCACGGTACCGTTGAGTGTAAACAGGATATCGAGCCCTGGCATGAACTCTGATGCGCGTAGGACTAATCCTGTAAGCAGCATGATTGTACCTGACCACTTTACATACCAATCAAGCGTGTGTGTTGGTGTTATCTTTTTCTTCATATTCATAATTCAGCTTCCATTCTCATTATTGTGCGTCCGATTGCTTCTGGGATTTGCGGGACGACCGCGTTACCCAATGCTTTAATTCTGTGTGTCCTAGCGGGAACCCCATTAGCCACTCGACCCACGTTGGGTTCAACTGGCCATCCGTCTTTGAAGTCCGTGCTGCTTCCCTCAGATTGCCGCGATAAGTGTCTGACCCCATATACCGGTTCAGCACAGCTCCCTTGTGGTCGCTGGCTACTGGTGTAGGCCACATTGCCATTGTCTTTTCGTCCACCTGCTCTCGCAGATTGCTCGGTCGGCTCCTGCCCTTGCGATGACCCTCTGCTAGCTTCTTCAGGCTCTCCTCGGAGCGGCGCGGCAAGTGATCCATCGTGTTGGGCGTTGCCCACATTGGTGGCGCATACTTCACCTGACTGGTCAATGACCCCACCGTTGTCCCGCAGCGATACTTTTCCATCCGCTTCTTCATGCTGTCC